TCCATTTGGTTGAATCTTAAATCCACATTTCCTGTTTGTGGGTCAGCAATTTGGTCTCTTTTGAACTTATTAGCAACACGTTGTACGTACGGTTCAACATCCTTGTCATCCATGTTTCCAACAAAAACTTTGAACACACGTCTTTCAGGTGCTCTTGAAGTTCTGTATACTAACATCGCATCTTCTGACAAAATTAACTGTTTCCAAATACGACGGGCTTTTTCCAACATAGAAGTACCATACGGTAATTTTCTGTCGTCACCCAATAATCTAAAGTGAGCAATTTCCCATGTGTTAAATTCTAAACCTTTTTCATTCCAAATAAATTTCAAAGCATCTGTAGTAACATCTGTTTGATATTTTCCTGCAGAAACTTTCATTCCTCTTTCAATTCTTTCGAGTTGAATGTTTGGCAATTGTTGTGTCCCCATAACCCCTTTTTCAGGGTCAAGTTTTAAGTAGACAAAATTGTCTCCATACTTACAAGTATTTCTTGTCCACATAGGTAGATTAGTATTGATATCCAATCTGTTATTGAACAAGTCTGCAAGTATTGATTTAATTCGCTTACTCTCAGAGTATATTTGTAATATAAATCCATCTTCATTTACTGTTGTTGATTCTTCGGCATATATATCAAGAGCTGCTGATATTTCAGGAGTATACTCCATACTTTCATAATCATAATATGCTGCCAATCTTGTTGGTTGATAATATACGGCTTGAGTATATAAATTACTTTCAACTTTAGTCCATTGTTGACCCAAATACATCGACTGTTGAGCTTGTAATTTCTCTCTTTCGTATTCTTGTTTGTCGGGAGTTTTAAGTAATTCTTTTTTATCAAACTTATAGACAGGTGCTTGCTGGTCCAAAGTTGAGTCAGGACCAAATACTCTTCCAAGTCTTTGCCAAATCGTTAAGTTATTATCTGCCATTATATGCTTTCAATTAAAAATAGGTTCATTTTCAAATAAAGAAATAAATTTATTTACCGAATAACCATAAATACTTCTGATAATCACTTTGTGTGGGTTGACCAAATTTTTGATTGTCCCTTCCGTAGTTCCCCATTGATATTCCTGGATTGAAGTCTTTCATCGAACCTTTTACCGGTGTTTCGTTTACCGTCCAACTTTCAACCATGGCCTTTGTTACTTCTGTTACTTTTTCCAATTGTGAAAATGAAGTCTCACCAACATAGATTGCCATCGCACAAGACATAATAAGGTCATCATGTTGTCCCTTAATGTGGTCAGGTCTACCATTCACGTAAACAAAAGTGTTTAATTCATTTAACAAACGACTTGACCTGATGTGAAATCCATGTCTTAATGCTTCTTCAAACGCGGCAATAATCTGAACTCTTTTTGAGTTAAAGTTTATTCCTGGAATTTTTTCCATTGCCTTTGGGTCGTACTTCCACTTATCGGCAACGTTTACACCATCAATGTATAAATTTTTATAACCAAGTTCTTGTAATTTTCTTGACGTGGATACACCCATACCTCCCGTTATATCAATAACAACAAATGCATTATACATAACAGCCCATTTTATAGCTATTTCTGCCGCAACATCTGGTGGTATCTTTCCGAGATATTCCAATACCTGTTCTCTTTCATCAAAATCAATAATGTTAAAAGTGGTAAAGTCTTCAGAATCACCTCGTGAAACGTCGATACCCATAATGTATTTGTGACCATCAACAGGTTCCTTCCACTGCCATATAGCACCACCCATAAATTTGTGTTCAGGATTTTTGATGTCATTTTCTTTCATCCTTTCAACTACGTCAGGCGGGATTACAGAATCACCTGAGCCCAAGAAGTTACATTCCAATTCCTGTGCAATTTTTCTTCTGTCAAATTTTAACTTTTTTGCCATCGATTCAAACCAAGATGAATATGGTTTATAACCATCAGCAAACTGTTTTTTTATTTGGTCAAAATCACGGTCATATGGATTAATGTCTGTATAATCAATGGTAATCTCATCATCTTTATATTCTGCACGATTTAATAGATAATGAACAATATCTTTAACTTTTAAAAGTTTTAAATCTTTAGAATATCGTGGGTCACGATACCAATACATTTCCGTGATTTTGAAATCATTCATACCACGAAGGGCTTGGTCGTAAATACTGTAATAAATTGGGTCGAATCCGTTGGGGGTAGAAATAACAATTACTTTACCACCTGTAGACAAAGATGCCATACACGCAGACCAGAAATCATCATCAGCATCAATAAAGGCTGCCTCGTCAAAAATAAGAATAGTTGGAGTATAACCACGAAGAGCATCCTTTGAAGTTGCAACAGCTTTTACCTCGCAACCATTCGATAACTTAAAATGTTTTTGTGCATTTTTGTCATTGGAAAATCCCACACCTAACCAAGACGGCCATTGTTCAACAAAGGCTCTAATCTTGTTTGCCATTTCAATTGACGTATCTTGTTTGTTTGCAATAACAAGAATTTTTTCAGGTTTTGTTTTGGACGCGAAAACTAAACGTTTTGAAACCCAAGCAGATGTAATTGTAGATACACCAGCTTGTCGGTATTTTAAAGCAATATTTTCTTCGTAATTATCGTAATCTTCAATTAACCTTATTTGGTCATGAAAAAGGTCTAATGGAACATACTTGGATTGTGTGTTATCGTAAGTCTGTAAATATGTTCTAAGCGCGTAAGGTGTGTTTTTTACGCATTTAGCATATTCTAATATTGCTTGTTCTTTCGATAACGCCATTAACCATAGTATAAATCATTTATGATAAATCTATACCTAAACCACCCAAAAAGTTTCTGAAGTCATCATCGTCTTCTTCGTCATCATCATTAGAACTAATAGCGTCTTCGTAGTCGTATTTTTTAAGTTCTTCGATGATTTCACTAACCATTCTTTTTACGATTTGTTTTCCAGCTGATGTTCTACCCATGATTTCTCTTGCAACTTGAAAAAATTCTTCAGTACTCAAAGCTGAGAATCTTGAAAACAAATAGTTTTGAATTTCTTTTAAATCATCCTCAAATAACTCATCCGGATATGATTCTAAGAATCTTTCCCAAATTACCGGACCTAATCTTAAATCCCACATTTCGTATGGTAACGTGTCTTGTGACATCATAACCATCTCGGCAGCTTTAGGGTCGTCAGGTAAACCTTGTGTACCTAATACTTCATATACACCCTTAAGTAACTCGTGAATCAAAATAGGGAAGAACAAACCTTTAACTTTAATAGTCGGAGGGTCAGTCTTATCGTCAACTTCTTCAGTTCCTTCAACACCTTGACCAGTTTCTCCCATCATATTCATCATTTGCTCCGGCATAATCCAATACAACAAATCGTTAATTGACATTAAAACACCATAAAGATTTAAAAGTCTTGGGTCAATTCTATTTAATTCTTCTTCAACTAAACTAAACATGTAATGTCCTTTTTTAGATGCCCCTTGAATTAATGAGTTGATAAATCTTCTTTTAGCTTTTTCCAAATCAAACTTTTCAAAAGCCTTCATGAAGTTATCGATATCATCTTCCGCCTCATCTTCAGATACACCAAACTTTTCTAAAATATCTTCTTCAGATGGTTCTTGAGATTTTTTTGGTAATTTAGATGTGTCTACTTGACCCATACCTGATGTTAGTTCAACATCAAATTGGAATGCGTTTTCAGGTAAAGACATTTCTTTTTTAACCAAGTCAACTGATAAATTTTCTAAATATTCTTTGTTTTCGTTCTCAATAGATTTAACAGTTTGAACAGCCTGAGCCATCATCATCATAAGCTGTTGGAGACCGTTCATTCCTTGTGGAATGTTAGTTAATCCAGTATATCGTTTTACTTTATCAACAACGTCTTTAAATCTTTTAGATGCAATCAACTCTTCAAATGTTGATACGTCACCGTCGTCATTAATATCAATATCCAACGCAGGATTATCCGAAAACGGAGTGTCCTTATCTTCAATACTTTTTTGAATGTCTGGTGACATTCTTTCAGGCCCATCATAGCTGATTGGGGCTTCGTTAATTTTAATCCTCGTTTTCATCTCTGAATTGAATATTTAAGTTTTTGAATTTTAAAAAATCAGGTAACTCAGCTTTTGGTGCTGGCTGATATTTTGGTTGGTATGGTGACTTCCTATCAGGTTTTGTTGGTGTTTTAACCGGAGTCTTAACAGGAGCCTCTTTTGTGTCACCAGCCTTTGGCGCTGGTTGATGTTTTGGTTGGTATGGAGATTTTCTGTCAGGCTTTGTCGGAGTCTTAACCGGAGTCTTAACAGGTGCTTCTTTTGTGTCCGCCTCTAAAATATCTTTCTTTGTCATTTTTTCAGTCATTACGTATTTCTGAATCAAAGATACTAAAGATTCTTCAATCTGTCTAACAACCTTTTGATGATTTTCATTTTGTTGTTTTACATCTCTAACACATCTTTCATATTTATTCATTTGTTTAGCACTCCATTCACTTCTTTTAGTCGTTTTAAATTCTTTTCCCAATTGACTAGTACAAATCGCCCAAGCGTTGTTTTCTTCTTTTTCCTCACCCATTGTAGACCGATTGTTATCTGAATCATCGTCCATTCCATCAGGCGCCATATCTTTCTCACCGTGAGGTGTTTCTTGACCCGTATCGGTCTGCATTGCCAAATCACCTAATGCGTCATCAGTTTCTATGTTATCTTCTTCAGATGCTATTTTTTTTGCAATTGAATCTACAGTTTGACCTAAACCAGCTAATTCTTCTTTAGCCTTTTTTGCTGCGTCCGTAATACTTTGTTCAGATATTAATTTACCATATAAGGTATTGATTTGAGATTCACTCAATTTAGATAATGTTTCAAATCTAAATCCTTCTTTCAATAAGGTGATTACTTTGTTAGATTTCATAATACTAATGTTTTTTCATAATTTAACACGATGTCTCTTTCGTATAACTTGTCTTCTATATTTTTTACAGATTCACCAAAATGAAAAACTAATCTTTTCATTTTTTCTTCTGTAACGGCATCAGTATCTGAATCTTCCCAAGCTAGTGCAATAACACCCTCAACCGAATCATAAA